TCCATTCCATATATTAGGTAGTCCTGAAGCACGAGTGGTTGATAATAGTTTAGTTAGTTTAGAACGACATGCTGAATTGTTTGATCTAATGGGTTTTGCTCCTAGCTTCGAAAACAAGATCAATATCCATATTGGTTCTACTTATGGCGACAAGAATTCAACTATTGAGCGATGGTTAAAAAATTATGATCGATTATCAGATTCTGTGAAACAGCGATTAGTTATTGAAAACGATGACAAAGCATCAATGTATTCAGTCCGAGATTTATATGAGCGTGTGCATTCTCAGATTGATATTCCAATTACATTTGATTATTGGCACCACACTTTCAATACCGGTGATTTATCTGAAGAAGAAGCATTCTTTATGGCTCGTAGCACGTGGCAAAAGCATAACGTGACTCAATGTACCCATTACTCAGAATCACGTCGTAGAGAGGCTCAAACCCTTATAGAACGAATGTTTGAGCATCATAACATTTCCATGGAAGATTTACCTAATTGGCCGACATTCCATAAACAATACAAAGAATTTACAAAAATTAAAGAACAGGCTCATGCTGATTATATTTTAACGACTCCGAATACATACAATGTAGATGATTTAGATATTGTTGTTGAGGCTAAGGCAAAAGAGCAATCATTAATTAAATTAGGAATTGAATGTTGCTCAAATCCAGCATTGATTTTAGCAGATTAATATTTATAATAAAGAAACAAAGTTATGGCACATTACAAGTACAAAGCGAAGCTTACCGATGATATCGAAGATGCACGCGAAATTATTAGAGTTACTGGAAAAATGTTAGAAGAAGGTAAAATTGATAAATCTTCAGCATTAGACAATTTAGCTCGAGCATTATCTAAATTAGACTCAGCTCGATATTATATTGACCGCGAATAATTAAAATTAAATTTATGGCAAAAAAATCATCAGCTCCGCCTAAGGGGTTTAAAAAATTACAGTGCAAATATTGTGATACTGTTTGTAATAGAGTAGACGAAAAGGCAGATGCTATTACATGTTCTCATTGCACCCAAAGATTAGTTAATGGAGAAAGATTGGCAATACGTAAGTAAATTAGTATAATATTCAAAAAGTTATGTTAGACGCACAAAAAATAAAAACAAATTGGGAAGAATATCGAGACCGCGTTAATTCGTTGTTTCCTACTCGGTCCGCTCAATTAAATAAAATGTATGATGAGTTTGAAGAACGCATGGTATTTATGCCAGCTTCATCAATGGAACATTTTCACAATGCATTTGCTGGAGGTTATGTAGATCACATACTTCGCGTAATGGATTGCGTTGAAACTTTGCATACTGCCTGGTCTAGTATGGGAGCTGATATGTCTGGTTATACTCATGAAGAAATGATGTTTGCAGCAATGCATCATGATTTAGGTAAAGCAGGATTTCCAGGAGATGGTAATGAAGTATATCAAGTAGAAACTTCAGATTGGCACCGTAAGAATCAAGGAAAACTTTATAAAACGAACTCAGCTATTCCATTTGCAATGGTACCAGATCTTTCAATTTGGTTGTTACAAGAATATGATGTTAAATTATCTTGGACAGAGTATCAAGCAATTAAAATTCACGATGGGATGTATGATGATGCAAATAAACCATATTTTGTAGCAAGAGCTCCACAGGCCAAGTTAAAAACTAATTTACCAGTATTATTGCATCATGCAGATCATATGGCATCTATTATTGAATATGAGCGTTGGAAGAAATTTAAAGATGGAACTCCAATTGCGGCTGTTGAAAAATCAAAAGTTACAAAAAGTAATAGTTTGAAAAATTTAGCAGATTCTAATCCAGATGTTGAACAAGCATTAACGGATATTTCAAATATTTTTGGCTCATTTAACAACGATTAATTATGATATTTTTAGCAATTTTATGTGTTTTGTTATTTAGTAGCACATTATATTTTGGATATAGAGCTTATTATTTAGCAGGACAAGTTTCAGACGCACAGGAATATATTGAAGAATTAGAATTAACTAATGAGTATATGTATGCTAGAATTAGTGATTCTTTTTCTAAAATGAAAGAAATTGACCAATTAGGCGCATTTGAATCAGATGATGAATCAGGAACTACCTTTTCTTTATTAAACGAAGTAATTACAAATTTAAAAACACAATTTGATGGCGAAGCGCAAGAAGAAAAGTAATGTATATTTTACTAAAATAACAGATATTGCAATATCGGCTTATAATAAATCTGATATGCCTGTAAAACGAGAGAAAATATATCGAAGATTTATTTATCCAGCTTTTATGAAAATGGCTGAAAACTTAATCAATAAAATTAAACCTACTTATATTGATTCTACCTTTTTAGATTTACAAACTGATTTAGTTACATATTTAACTGAACGATTAAATAAATTTAAACCTGAGAATGGTAAGGCATATTCATATTATACCAGAACATCATTTAACTATTTAATAGGAGAAAATCAAAAAGCATATAGCAAATTAAAATCCGATTCATTGGAAATTAATATTGATGATCAACGAAATATCATGACTGAAGTTCATAACACAGATATGTTGGAAACACTGCGTTACTTTATGGATGCTTATATTGAGTATTGTTATAACAACTTAACTTATATATTTTCTAATTCAACAGATATACATGTAGCTGATTCAGTTTTGCATATTTTTGAAACTAGAGATAACATTGAAGATTTTAACAAAAAAGCTTTATATATTTTTATCCGCGAAAGATCAGGATTTGAAACATCTAATATTACCAGAGTTATTAAGGTATTAAAACAAATATATGATGACAATTTCATGGAATATGAACGAAATGGATATGTGAATTTGCCTTTTTGATATTTATTATTAAAGGAAAATCACGTTATGGATAAAAATGATGAACTATTTAAGAATACCAGTTTTGCTGACTTAATGTCAGATGTCTACCATAATAGCAAGAAAAAAGACCGAACAATCAATCAATTGATTGGACAGTTGCAACCATTAATCAGAAATGCTTCGGATGCAACTGTTATTGTTCCGTTAATTAAAGAATATTTAGATGTTAGTGTCCGCAATGATGATCATCTAGTAAAATTGACGGCAATTGCACAACGATATATTTCAACCAAACAAGTTATCACAGGAGCTGATAGTTTGTTAAGTGATGAAGAAAAAGATCAACTGCTTAAATTAGCAGAAAACACATTAGCAGATGAAATAACGGAACAAATAAAAACCGTTAAAGAAATTCATGATGATGCTATTCTCAATCAAAAATTAGTAGATGCTAAATTAAAATTGACAGAGAAAGGTGAGTAATGTCAATCGAATTTGCTGTTGCCGAAGTAATTGAACATGATAGCACATACCGCTATATTGACCCCGAACTAACAAATACCAACAGCCAAAATTTATTTCCATTAAAATTGCAAATAGTTGGTGATTTTTTCAACGTCGATCCAATTATTGCAAGACCATCTAACAACAACATTAAAAAAATTCCATTGGTTGGAGAATTTGTTTTAGTATATAAAACTTTCAATCAACAATCAAATGGAATGACTCGTAGAGATCAATGGTACTATTTGGATGTAGTTAATATACAATCAGCTATCAATGAAAATTTATTGCCAGGTATAGCCCGAGGTACCAGCCAACAAGAAATTGACGGAACTATACCGGGTAAAACTTTTAAACGCAAGGCAATTTCCCCATTACAGCCATATGAAGGAGATTTATTATTAGAAGGTCGTTGGGGCAATAGTATTCGTTTTGGTAGCACTGTTGAATTCAATAAAGGTCAATACACATTAGCTGGCGATTGGCGCGGTACTAAATCTGGCGATCCTATTACTATTATATCAAATGGTCGCGTAAATAAACCACAACGTCAATTTGTTACTGATAATATTGAAGATTCTGATTCTACAATATATTTAACTAGTCGACAACAATTGCCTAATTTTACATTGAACCACGAAATAAAAGGTCAATATAAAGAATCTGAATTTTCTGGGTCTCAAATATTAGGGTCAGCTGATCGCATCACACTTAAATCAAAATCAGATATAATTGTATTAGATTCTAAAGTTGGAATACATATACAATCTCCATCCACTAAATTAGGTACTGGAAATCATGAGCCAATGTTGCAAACTAATGAGGTTATATCAGCTTTACGGACAATTGTAACTACTATTACAAATTTACAGGATTCCGCTGGTGGTTTATGTGTTCCATTAGATGCTACAAAATTAACATCAATTGATTGGGAAAAAATGAAAAGCACTGAAGTATTTATTTCGCAATGGAAAGGTTAATAAATGGCAACTACATCTAAAATACCAGTTAAACTAGGAGGACTGCTTTTAAATGCACTTTTTAGTCAAGTTGATACAATATACCTACTAGCTGAGAAAGCAGCATTAGATGCACTTAATTTGCCAATAAACATTAAATGTACTGATCCAATTGTTATTAAAATTCGACAGCTATTAACTCAGATAAACGAATCAATTGGTGTATTAGTAAAGATTATAGATGTAATACAGTCAGCTGGTGCTATTTTACAAGGTATTGGTTCATTGGTTCAGGTTTTAAAAGTAGTTGAGTTATTGATTCCAGCAGTTAATGGTAAGCCGGCCGGGCCGGAAACAGATCGGATTATCGAACTTAATAAAACTATTGACAATGTAGTATCAGTGATTGGATCAATAAATGTATCAGTTAAATTAACTAATTCAACACTTAAATCTGTTAACAACATGATTGCATTAGTTTTAGTTAAATTGGGATCTATTTGTCCAGATGACGAATTCACAGTATCACAAGAAGTGGATGATATAATTAATGGTGTATCTGTTAACAATTTAACAAATAATTATCCATCAGAATTTTATGATGCTGTAAATGTATCTAATTCAGATATTGATAATCGATTACAAGAAATACAATCATTATTAACAGACGAGTTGGATGTGGTATCAAATTTAATTGAAGCTCCAAGCAAATTAATAAAACTATCTGGTAATCCTACTATTGAAGATGGCAATGTTGGTGATTTTTATATGAATATGCAAAATGGAAGTGTATTCGGTCCTAAGACAGAAACTGGTTGGTAAATATAGTGTAGTTTTAGGTTTCAATATATTTATATTAAAATAAGTACTATGGACAATAAAACATTTATATTAGCTCTACGCAAGATAATCCGTGAAGAATTAAAAACGGTTATTAAACAAGAACTAACTGAAATTTTGAAGGAAGGATTAAAACCTACAATTTCAGAAATGACACAGCCAGCAAAAACATCTGTTGCAACCAAGAAAAAACCAATGTTTGAAGATAATAAATGGGCATCAGTATTAAATGAGACTGAAGCTTTATCTGAACAACAACCATCAGCAATGAATAGTTTGTCTGATATGATGAATGAGTCATA